GGCGAGTCCCTCTTGGGGGGTAAGTTCCTCTCCTAGCATGTAGTCTATCTCAGATTTGAGAGACTCTACACTTGGTTTGTTTACTGGGATAAAATTTTCATCAAGAGGCTCAAAGTCTTCAGCGTTAATAATGTCTTCAACAGAAGAGAGTTTTGGCTGACCTGTTTTTGGCAGTCTTGCGACCTTAGCTACTGTCGTTGCACCCTTGGCGGCAGGGACCAAAGAGGAAGCAGTAATAGCATCACCAATGACAGCCTCTCGTGCTTTAGTGACCTGCTCCTCAGTAGCATCCTGATAACCTACACCATACATCCGCTTGATTCTGCCATCAAGGCTTTCTGCACCAAGTCTGGATACACTATCAGAGATTTCTGTGGCAATGTCTTTGGAAGTCTCAATGGGGCTGGTTACAAACTCTTTGGCACCCTCATAAGCACTGACTGCCATATTCTTGAGTGTACCAATTTCATCTTCGTTGAAGGATTTACCAAAGGCTTCCCCAAAGGATTCATACTCGTTGTCAAGACCAACAATGTTGTCAATCAAAAGGTCTGTGTAAGAAAGCCCTTTTTTCTTCGGTGCCTCTGACCTAGCCTTTAGAAAAGCATCTCTGCGGTTTGGAGCAGAAAAAGCACTGACTGTCTGATCGTCTTCAATCATTCTGCATTCACCTTGTCACGGAGTTTCATCAGGTTCTTCAAGGCTTGAATCTCTCCTTGAGTCCGGTAAATATCTACAGTGTCTGTGACCTGTTCAAGCTTCTTATAGCAGGCTTGGATTCTGTTGCCCAATTCTTGCTGGAAGTCTACCCAGAGTTCTTTGTTGTTGACGAAAGGCTTTAGGTTCACTGCTGGCCCTCACCAGTATTGGCTGCAAAACCCGGCTCACCCGGAGTAGGGACAGAACCAGTGCCCATGTTGCCACCACCAGAGCCTGTCGTATCCTGAGCCTGAACCCCTGCAGGAGCAGCAGCAGGAGGCTGTCCGGGTTGTTGCCCTTGCTCAGGTGCAGGAGGTTGAGTTGCTTGGAAGCTCTTGAGGATTTCAGCTTGAATGGCTGCACGTTGCATGGAGTTTGCAACCTTGTCAGGATCAAGGTCCATAGACTTAGCAATCTCACGGACGATGTAATCCATACGGGCAAACGGAGCAAGGACAGGGTTCTGGACAACACCAAGGAACTGCATCAGACGCTGAGAACGAACTTCATTGGCCATCAGAGACTCGGTACCAGCAGCCTTAACTTCCAAGTCACCCTTGATCTCAGGGTCAAAGTCAAACTGCATGTTGAAGCTGAACAGTGCTTTACCAAGAGGGGCAAGCAAATAGTCGTCAATGTTTTTAACCACAGTACGGATAGAGCCGTTAGCGGCAGACATCAGCATGGAAATGCCAGAGGCTGTACGACCAACACCACTTACGCCAGTCTGGCCATGGGCAAACGACGGGAAGCCAGTGGATTCATCGGCCAATACTCTGGCTTTATCAAACATCTGCATATTTTCGTTGGAGACGTTAGGGAACTTTGTGCCGAAGATAGCTTGACCCGGAGCGCCACCCTGACGCCGGAAAACTTTACCGGGGTACACACTCAAGTCTTGACCGGGAACAAGGTTTGTCTCGTCCACTTCAATAATCAAGTTGCCACTCAGAGCAGCGTTGTCTACTGCCATACGCATGAACCCGTTCATCAGGGTCTGAGTGTCATCCATATTCTCTGCAACACCAACGCCCCACATCGAATAGGGATTGATCTCATAGGGCACAACGTAGAATGGGATGATCGTGGGTGTGAAGGGGTTCATCACAAGACGAAGAACTCTGCCATTGCAGACCCAGATATTGACTGAGACTTGAGACTTGTTCTTGAGTTCAGAAGGGATAGTTACGTTGTGGTTCTCAAGGATGTCTTTGTCCACATTGCCCCAGAACTCCAGAACTTCGTAACGCTCTGTGCTGGGCTGTTGGGCATCATCTTCCATGACCTGTTCCCACCACTCTTTGATGTAGTTGGGGCCAGACTTGATTGCAGCTTCAATCTCATTCTTACGGAAGTAGGGACGGGTAGCAAGCTTACGGAGATCACTGCGAGACATCTTGTGACGCTCAATAGCAAACTCAGACTCTTCCATGTTGTTGGCATCTGGGTCCGGGTAGAAGTTCCAGATAGACACGTTGGAGACCATAGGGACAGTCTTCATCACCGGATCGTAAACACCAGCATCGTCCCAGCGAGGATACTCTTTATCCACCGCAAACGGACCCTTCATTACGCCAGTACCAAACAGGGCGCACTCAAAGGCAGTAGACCGCAGGTGCTTAGAAGCATGAGACTCTTCAAGCTGGTCGTGGATTTTCTTTTCCATCTTCTTGGCTGCAATCATAGCAGGCTCAAAGGTAATCTGAGAGGGAGTCATGCCGGGACCGGGACGAACTTCTTCGATAGGCTCAAGCTCTTTCTTGAGTCCACCAAGACGCTCACGGTAGTCCTGCATGGTCTCGCCGGGAAGCAGAGGCTCAATACCAGCAGCCTTCTCTGCCTTCTTCACTTCGTCGTTAGTTTCAATGTGGACTGTATCTACCACACCCTCAGGGAGCGTAGTAGGGTCAATAGTGATAGGAAACTTATTACCACCGAAGAGCACCTCGGTCATCTGCCCAAAGGCAGCAAGCACTTTAGTTTTAGTAACTTTCACAAAAACTCTGGACTTCTCGGTGTCAGTAAATTTGACATCAGGACCATACAAACCACGATAATTGCGGTAGGCCATAATCCAACGATACTCCTCCGTCTCTCTTGCAGTCTCAGCCTTAGAGAAACGCTCTTCCACGTAGGAGACAATCGTACCTGCTTTTTTATCAGTGTTCGTGTCGCCAGAGGTATCCTCGACTGCAAGCATCTTAATGCTATCGGGGGAGATGTTGTCTTCTTCCATTCTCATTTCCAATTTGTGTTAGTAGCCGAAGGTACTGTCAGCGATCTGAAAGCCAGTTCTGCCAGAGTTAGGGTCCAGATCGAATAGACCACTCCTCGGGCGAGTCATAACCCCGTATCTCAGGGCATCATACAAGTGATCTTCTGCCTTAGTGTCCACATCTTCTGGGTTAGTTTTATCTAGGGGAAGAGATGGCAGTTGAGAGATCAAGTTCTTACAGGTATTAAAGATAACCATTCTGGGTGCATCTGTGTAAGTATCGTGCTGCAAACGTCTGTGGATTTCGTTCTTACCTGCAATACGAGAACCTTTACTCCTGTCTGCAGGACGCCAGCGGCATCCCTTGAGGATCATGCGTTCAGCAATGCTAGGGCCAGTATCACCACGCTTGTGCCAGAGGGAGGAGTCAAGTACACCGTAGCGCATCTTTTCCCCAGACTCTTCTTCAAGAACTCTGTCTGCCAAATCCTCTGCAAGAACCTTGGAGACGTACAACTCACGGTACACAATTAACTGCTCATCAGGAGCCACAGCAAACCAAAGAACACCAGTATAAGAACTGTAGCCGTAGTCAGCCGCACGAAACCTTGGCCAGCTAGTAGGGATTTCAAACGGGTCAATGACATGCAGTCTACGATTAAACTCTGGGAAGGCAGCACCCTCTGCAGTATCCCAGTTACCTTCTAGAAGCTGCTTCCTCTGGTGCTCAGGGAGAGACAAGAGGTTGGCTTCGTACATACCATCGTCGGCCAAGTAGGGGTTATCGAAGAGGGTTGCAGGGATAAAACGTCTTTGTAGGAGAGGCTCACCCTCACGAGAATGACCCTTGGGCCACTGTAGGGTTTCACCTGTCTCCGGGTCGATAGCCCAGAAAGCTTTACCGGGAGGTGAGGGATCAATGAAGGCTTTTTTAACCCAGTGATGTCCTGCCCCTCCGGGGTTGGTTGTAGCTCTCTGATACAGCTTTAGGCCGCTATCACGAGTTGTTCTGAGACGAGAACGCATGTAGTTCCAAGCGTAGGGACTAGACCACTGGGTAAGTTCGTCGAAACCAATCCAGTTGTATGCCTGACCCTGATAGCGAGTAACGTCGTCATCTGAGTCTAGGTAGCTCATCCAGAGTGTTGCTCCAGACGGTGCTACCCAAGTCTTGTCTCTCTCTAAAAACTTAATCCCCGGAATGGCTCTGGGGTACAACATCTTTGAAACAGAAACCAGTTCTCGAAGCTCTTCTGTAGACTTACGCACCAAGAGCATCTTGGCATGTTCGTTATTCAAATATCGTACTGGGTCTGCCAACATGGCGTAGGACTTACCACCACCCGCTGCACCACCATAGAGAACCTCTTGCTCATCTGCAGACAAGAACTCTGTCTGAGGTCCGGGGTTGGGTTGGAAGATAACTTCTCTAGCCTTCTCAACATCAAACTTCGCTGGGATTGCTTCCGCTGGAACTGTCAGCACTGTCGTTTGTACTGGTTCTGACTGCACTTCCACCGATTTTTGCTTCAAGTCTTTCGGCTTTTTCGAGGGCCGCTTTGTATTTCTCGGCAAAGAAGCGTTGGTTTGCAGCGTCTGTCTTACGTTTGTACTCAAGCTTAATCCTCTTATACAGACCTACGTGAGAGATGGGTCTACCACTCTGCTCACTCAACCAAGCTGCAACTGCTCTGTAGGAGTACTTCTTGAGGTGCTTCTTTGCTTGCTCAAGGAGTTCTAGCTCTTCTGGAATGGGGAGCAGTACATCAGGGTCGTTGGGGTCTTCTCTGTACCCGAAGGGCATAATCCTGCCGCTTCTGACAACAGGCTTCCACTCAAAGTGGTCACCGTGGTCGATGGGTTTTGGGAGTTTCCATTCTGTTTTGATTTTTGGCATGAGTTACTTATACTATCAACGACACAAACTGTCAATCACTTTTCTTAGAAGGGAGAATAAAGAGTGGGACATCAGACTCCACCTTGACTTCATCCTTGGCCTTGAAGCCACCACGATCAAGCAAATCCTTAGCTGCAGCCATCTTCTCTTTGTTGCCGAGTGCAGTAGGGTCAACAATTACTTCGTACATGCTGTATGCAGCTTTCACACCAACACGAGTGATGAACTTCTTGGTGAGTTCTGCAATCTCATCCTCAATGGACTCAACGATGTGCTTTGTGGAGTATGTGTCGCTGTAGCCAGCCAGCTTCTTGGCCTTAACGTAATCACCCCGAGCCTCTTCGAAGAGGACATCAAGGAACTTCTGCTGCATCTCGGTAAGCTGTCTAGGAGTAGTCATTTGCGGAACCTCGCTGTTTTCTTTGCAACACTTTCGGGCTGCTTGGAGAACTGCTTCCCTTTCTTGGTGTCTTCTCTTTTCTTAGCACTGGTACGGGCATACTCTTCTTTGGAGAGGGCTTCTCTAGCTTTCTTGGGCAGATACCGTTCCCCAGTAGCTTTTGGGCCTTCGGTGGAGTTCTTGCCAGACTTAGTGCCCCACTCTTCTTTTGTCCATTTGGTCAAAGATTTCTGGGATTCAGTCTTCTCCCCAGAGTAACTACCACCCTTTTTTTTGTAGATTTTACCTGCCAGTTGCATGGCTCTTGCTGAGTGTTTGCCACCCATCTTGGCCTTTGCCTGCGCCTTAGAGGCTTCCCAAAGCTTTTCGTTAGTCCTCGTCATGACTGTGGCCTTGTCGTATTGGCAGTAAAGAGTTCTTCTGCAGTGCAGAGTGCATCTACAGTCCCACTAGACCCCAAGACAATCTCTAGACGATCCTCAGGGTCCAGCACAATGTAGCTCTGAGAGAGTTGTACAAACTCCCCTGTGCTCATATTCTTACCACCAATGATGAAGTAGGCGGCATTGGTAGC